CGTTGGAGGTTCTACAAAATCAATTCTTACCCTGAGGAGGGCACCATGGATATTCAAGTAGAAATAAAAAGCATTTACGGTCAAGAAAAGATCTACCCACTATGCCTAGCAGGCGAGACATTCGCTCAGATAGCAGGCACCAAAACATTAACCACTGAGACTATCGCACTGGCTAAGCGCCTAGGCTATCAATTCATTATTAAACAACGGGGGATCTGATCATGACTACACATAAAGAACGAGCGTTTAAGTTAGCGGATGAGATAGACGCACTGCATAGCAAACTAGAAGAGCATGTTGAAGATTTACGGCTCGAATGGGCAGACGATAAATTCGATGACGAGTACCCAATCTGGGACTCAGAAGATGCTCAATGCTACTTAGAGAAGGCGGTTGACTTAATCAAGCGCTACTACACGAACGAATCATTATTTAGGCGGCAGATCCCCTGAAAAGGGAAGCCTAAGCATACTCAACTGATGAGGCTAGCGGGGGTTAGCCGAAACAGCCCTTCGGGGTTGTCTTGAGACCCATATAATTAATCCTGAGGAGGATAACAACATGGCTAAATTTGAAGATATTTTTCAAGAAGTTACAGACCGAATCATTGATGGTTTGGAAAATGCTGATGACTGGCGCAAGCCTTGGAAATCACTGTTCGATGGTTCAGTACCGCATAACGCATCTACTGGCAGACCATATAGCGGTGTGAATTTCCTTAACCTATCGTGGGCATCCAAGAAATGGGGTGCTTCTGGTTGGGTTACCTACAAGCAGGCGCAAGCCCTTGGCGGTAAGGTTCCCAGTAAAAGCGCATCAAACGGGGGCTGTGAGTATGTTTGGTTCATGGCTCGCAGTGTCTATAAAGATAAGCAGACTGGTGACGATAAAGTCGGCTTTATAAACAAATGCTTCTCAGTCTGGAATGTTAACCAGATCGAATGGGAAGAAGGCAGTAAACCTTACAGAGAATACACCCCACCAGTATCTGGTACGGGTGCAGTCAATGTACTGGCTGAGAGCCTAGATATTGATCTGCAATATCAGGGTGATGTTCCATGCTTCATCCCTTCAGTAGATGTTATCAAGATGCCTTCTGCTGAGGCGTTCAAAACCCCTGAAGACCATGACGCCACACTGGCTCATGAGTTAGTGCACTGGACTGGTCATAAAGACCGACTCAACAGAAAGATCCTGAACAGCAAGGGTGGTGAAGACTATGCCTTTGAGGAACTGGTCGCTGAGTTGGGTGCGGCTTTTGCAGGCTCCCTACTAGGTATTCCCTACGAGGGGCTACAGCATGAGAAGTACATCAAGAGTTGGCTTAAGGCGTTAAAGAATGATCCTAAACATATCGTAAAGGCATCTGCTCAAGCGTCCAAAGCTGTTAACTATCTTAATGATAACGGCTCCCTACAGATTGTAGACATAGCCGCATAGGTTGGGGGGTGTTGGGTTTTTCCCGCGCCCCAATTTTTTACCTGAGGAGGTAATCATGACTGAAGATCAACTGATACAAAACGTTAAAAACGTAATCCTTGAGTGGGCGTTCGAGGAGATCGAAGAAAACCCTGACAGCGACATTACCTTGGAGGATCGGTACTGCCAGAACAGGGATTCAATACTTGACGTCCTGAAAGAAAAGCTCTAGCTGATGAGTACTGGGTAGTGCCCAGTCGAAACACTGGTTCGCCAGTGTCCTAGATAACTAATCCTGAGGAGGATCTATCATGGCTACATTGCAACAGAAAAACATCCACCCTGCACTGTCCCTGACTTGGGATTTATTGACAGACCCTGTGATCAACCCTACACGCAAAGCGAGACTGCGTCAGGATGCACGGCGCTATCAATACAGCGACCGCCTAGCTACTCGCATTGAACTCAATCAACACATTGAGTACTGCAAGACCGCAGACGGTTTTATTTATATCGAGAACTTCTCTCGAGACTGTGACAACTGCGAACGTACATGGGTAGAGAAGATACCCGCTCACATCACAGCCCTCACGGTACACGAGAACCGACTGCAAAAAAACGCAGAGGGGATCACCTACTGCTCCCTGATCACTAAAGCGCAAGCAAACAAATTCAAACCCTCATTTCGTGATCGTAACGCAGAGCGTGGCTGGTACTAACTTTATACTAATCCAACTGATGAGACTAGATAGTTACTGGTCGAAACACCCCCTGTGGGTGTCTTGGAAAACTAATAAGACCTGAGGAGGTTAATCATGAGCAATTCCAAATTTCACTTAGATAAAAATGCAATCCATTTGCTTAAAGAGTGCAACGAGTTGGCATGGCGTATGTCTGGTCGGGTCGAAGAACTTTTTAACGACTTGCATGGCACGTCAGTACCCCGCTCTGTTAGAGATGAGATTGAGATTCTTGAGCAGTACCTAAACAAGGTAATCAATCAGACCACAGAAGCCCTAGACGCTGATCGTGAGATTGACGGTGAGTGTGTCCATGCTTACTGCCCTAACCCAACCAACATAGAAGCCTATGGCTTAAAGGTTGAGAGGTATCTGCCCAGTAACTGGGAGGTATCAGATATAACACCTGACACTGTTTATATTCGTGGTCATAACACCTGCCGCACTGATGGAGAGCGTGAGTTCGAGCACTACTTACAGCCACGGCTAACGTCAGGCTTGATTCACTCTGTGCTTGCAACCGCTGAAGAAGTAGCGAAGCGTGCCCAAGGTGAGCGAGACAATCTTGAGGATGGGTGGGTTCAAACAAACGACATAAGGCACCAGTTACCGTGTTAAATCCAACTGATGATCGCAGTTAGTTACTGCGTGAAACACCCTTCGGGGTGTATTGGAAAACTAAACCTGAGGAGGTTGTATATGTATTTCATAACTAAACTAAACGGCGATCGAGTGCCCAGTCGATATGGTCTGGTGCATTACGTGAGTCTGTCCAGACTGTGTGACTATAGCTACCCTAACGTTAAGGATGGCATAAGCTATCTGGTATATAAGAGTGAATTAGATCGCAGTGATGGCAAAGCCCATGGCGTCTATGTTACTGAGGGCGGAAAGTTGGTGCGCGATAAACGCAGATCAGCATTACGCAAAATACACGATCTATTCAGGGGGCGCAGTATCGATGAAATTACCTACGCCCCACTTTGACATTAACACTATGCTTCACCGCAAGGTGCGGTATGTCCTACAGAAACCTGACGCCCTGCATGATGCCCTGCTACAAATTGTAACTTTGGGCAAATCGGATTGGGATCAGCAAGAGTGGGACGCACTGGTTGCCGATATCGAATCATCCGACCTTACAGTTGGTGAATACATCAAGCCCTACAGAACCTGAGGAGGTTAACCATGGCTTATTACATTAGCAAGCTAGACCCTATAGATGGATCAGTATCACCGTTCGCTAGAGTAGTCAAACGATTATGTGATGCAAAACATCTAGCTGACGATGAGGTGTGTGCGGTATTCAAAAACCGCAGAGACTTCTCTGAAAAGTGGATCTACAAAACCTATGTGTCGCAGAACGGTAAACTTAAACCCGTGACAAGACATGACATCCCGAAACAAATCGGAAATCTGTTTTCTCTCTAGCTGATGAGCACTGGATGGTTACCAGTCGAAACGCCGTGAGGCGTCCTAGAAAACCGTTACAATTGCGTGTATATTAATTTCCTGAGGAGGATACATTATGAAACAAGCACACTTACACCTTATTCAATGGGGTTTAGATCAGGGCTACATCATCGAGGTAGACATCGAGGGTGAGGCTGAGTATCGAGGCAAAAGCTACAAAGAAGCAAAAGATGCTAGCGAAGCGGGTGAGACAGGCTGTATATACCTAATTACTGGCACGGGTGATACAGATTATGCGTGGTTTGGATATCTTCACGACTACGACCAGAAGCCCGATGAAAAGATTTACGACTATGGCATTTGTGCCGTATCTGAATCGTGGCAGAAAGCCTACGACCAACACTGCTCTCAAGCCGCATAACCACCCCCACAATAAGTAACCACCATAAAGCCACCTTCGGGTGGTTTTTTAGTGCTTATTTAATTATCAAAAACCAATATCCTGAGGAGGATTTTATGAGTTTATATTTAGTAAAAAGTGAAGTACGCGATGGTGGTTATGAATACCATGACAAGTTTATCCTGCTAGCAAGTAGCGGCGGAATATCGCTCGAACTACCTCAAAACATCAATGCAATTTTGACGGCATGGGAGTTTGGGTTGACTGTCAAACATGTTGAAGAGTCAGGTGATGAGGTTTGGGCTGACTGTCGGCTGGTTTATTGCAACACCTGCGGAACCATATCAAATGAAAACTACAACGTCATTAAAGAATACCTGAACGTGATTAATCTTGAGTACATTTTAGGTGATGTCGAATATGGCGATGAGCGTGATCAGGAGGTGGCGTAATGGATAACCCATTTGCAGATATCGCCCAGTGGGAGCGCTACTGGGATATGAGCGACCTTGAACGTGTCCGTGAGGATGAGCAGGAGCAGAAAAAGAAAGAAGCGACCGAGCAAAAATGGGCTAATCGCTTTAAGTTAGGTATTCAAGACGAATGCGAACAATACTAGGAGGTGCTATGCCTATATATCAAGTAACAACTAAAGAGGTCTGCCTTAACACCTATGAGGTGGCGGCTAGATCCAAGGAAGATGCTATCAGCTCTTATTATGAGCAGTTGAACTCGCGTCAAATAAAAAGCGTTAGCAGTGATGAGAGTGTTATTTCAACACTTGAAGTATTTCCAACTGATGAGTTGTCGAGGTAGTCCCTCGATCGAAAGTCTAAGTACACAATAGGTAATCTTTTTTACCCTTTGTGTATTTGACTCTTGGATAACTAAAAAACCTGAGGAGGTTTATATGTCTAACAATAATGTTTATTTAAGAAGTAAAAAGGTTAAAAGAATTGGCGGGAAGGATATTGTTTTGTTCTCTCATGCCTACAATCATGAGGTATCTGTCTTAGCTAAAGAGAAGTACTACGGCAGTGAATCGCATTATGACCGAGTGGTAAATCAGCGTGAAAATAAAGCTATGAAATACTGCGAAACACAGAAAGATATAGGGTATATGGTTCTGTGTGACAACTGGACTAGTATTGGGTTGCATTACGATTTATCAAAACCATGCTTAAACCCAGTTTATATAATAGAGCCTCATGACTACTACATTCGCGAGGGCACTCAACTTCCACCTATTGCAGGCTTTGTTTCCCGTAGTGGTTATCAGTACCGTTTTATAGCTTTTGAAGATGCCTGTGAACCTTGGAAGCAAAAATACCCAGAGCAGATTAAAAGAAATGCTTTCACCTAATACTAAAGTATTAGTACCTAATGGCTATGTATTAATGAATCATTTGTACGTATATTCTTCACCCAAAGGAATTGGCACTCTTTCGACATGGATGTTCTCTTAATTTCATTTAAAGGAAATAGGATGAACCTTAATGACAGTAAAATTGAAAAAGACCCTCGATATCTAGTCGCGGTTGCTTTGTTACGACTAGCAAAAACGTCAAAACAAAAAAAGGTATTAAGAAAAATGCTCAAGCAACATCAGGGCTTTGACTTTCTTGCATATAAGCAACACATCAAAAAAGAGATAGATGAAAAAAGCGCGGGCGGTAAAATAATTGTTCACGCATGGAGCCTTGAAGATACATTGCAGGGCTGTCCCTCAACCAAAAAACTGCCAGCAACAGTAGTTGCTTATTTAAGATTTGCTAGATCAGCTAAAGGCAAGTCTGTAATTATTAACCCCCCGTCTTTGACAGTTCGTCAAACGACTTTTACAGAGACTAATCTTCAAAGCGTAGTATAAAGGTGACGGCTCACCTGAGGAGGGTATAGGCACAGGGAATACAGTGCCGAGCCGCCGCCCCTATCATAACCCTACAGTACCCACGGAGTAAAGAATGCAAAGGTATGAATGCCTTTGCTGTCAATTTGCGGGTGATCGTGATGAATTCATAATCGAAGAATGCGTGGATCTGGAGCCTTACGGCGATCGGAGCGTCCCGCGCACATCCTACACTTTTAACTGCCCTAAATGCGACAGCGATAACGTTGACGAAGAATGGCGTGCGCCATTTTAAAAAACAATACAGGAGGTGCATATGCACTTATATAAAAAAATGCTCGAAGTTAGTAATATTCCCGAAACAAGATCCTTACCATTAGCAGAAGCCCTAAAAAGTTTGCATTCTGCTATCTGTGCTTTAGACCAAGAGAACAGAGTGCGCTTCGGGTTCATTAACCCAGAAGCAGTTGAAGCCGCAATAAGCTACGCCTTAACGGAAGACCTCAATGCTGAACTTTGGGGCTCTGACGAAAAGGTTTCCGTCATGATGGATAATCAATCTATTAGTGATAGTTTCTATATTGAATTTACGCCTGACTGTTTCGATGAAGAGGGTAAATCAGAAAAAGAAGGAGCGGTAATTAACATGGAGGACTACAGGAAAGAATGAAAACAAATGATCAGCTAATAAATTTAGCCAAGGAATCAGGGTTAACTATCAAAGAGATATCCGAACTGATAGAGACCCCTTATGGAACTGTAAAAAACTGGACTCGAGGAAAGGAATCCCCAAGCTATAGAGAAATGCCTAGGCACGCACTCATTGCCGCTCGATACTGTATCGAAGCAAAGCTTGCCGAGGGATAAGAAATACCCACTTTGGATACCTGTCCGTAGTACCAGTAATGCGGACGGGCTCCAACCCTTCAACTAGAATACACTCCAGTATTCCCTCTCGCGTAAACCAATACTCCCCATCCCCTAAATCAAAGAACCAAAAGTCAGCTTCAGATACAGAAAATGCACTAGGTTTTCTATGGAAATACTCCACAACAACATTGCCAGTCTTAATTGACATAGGGTCGTATTTAACCTCTATGGTTTGATTGATCTCAGGCACCCTTATATCCCACTCGGGATGATTGCCGATCGCTCTTACAGAACTGGGGAATGTCGTTTTTAGGCGTTCTAGCAACCCTTCCTCGACCCTTCCACCTCTCTTTAAATCTTCCTTAAATCCCACGCTTCTTCCACATAGCTTTTACTCCGTTTTCTACAAGCTGTCTTGTATGTTTAGGAACTGCATCTTGCGGTATTGATTGTATTGCATTGCGCCTTTCTTCTTTGGTACTTAAGTCAAGTATCTGGCTTGGAAGATAATAAGGGAGCGTTGATAGTGCCAAGTCATGAAACTCTGGCTTCATAGCGCCCCTTATATATTCAACGCATTGGGGGTAATATATTTTTCCCGCCGCAATTTCTACGGTCTTACGTAGCTGTGTTGGATTCAATAGGAACCTCCAGCAAGTCACGCATGATCATGATGCCAGTGCTAAAGTCGGTGGTGATGGTTTGCATGCCGTTCATGGCGATGTATTGACCCTCAGCTATAGCCTTTAAAGGAAACACCATTCGCGCCGGCTGATAGTCATACTTGTAAATAAGAATCGGAACATACTCCTCTTTTGCAGAGACACATGCCTGATCCCACCAATCATCTTTATGCCAACTTCCTTTAGCGTATCGCTTGGCTTCAATCATTAAATTATGAAAGACAATGTCTCCATGACCCTTGTCTTGATACTGCTCTAGGTTGCGCTTCAAATGATCTGCACATGACCCGAACTCATCCCTAAATATTCGAATCAAATCCCTTTCAAACGCATGTCCCTTTGCTCGACCATTAATCATCTAATGTTTCCACTAACCACTGAAGATACACGGCGGCTTTTTCAAGTGACTGCCTCGCACCATTCGGGTGTACCTCATATCTCCAAACATACTTCTGGATGTTACCTTTCAGGTATCCCCTAAACTGCTCAAGTTCCATTGAGCTTTTAATCGCTTGTATGCACTCAATTGAATCAGGTGTTTTTTTATAGTGCTGTGGCTGATTTACCGCATCCCATTGTTCTGGGGTCACGTCATCAATGCTTTTCTGCTCTTGAGCGGACGAACTGAAGAAGCTCATGCTCCGTGCCATACCTTCTTTCGAATGCCCGTTTGAACGGGTGCCTGCTTGTGTAGATTTCATTGTCTTCACCTCCACGGTGATGTTTGTAACATAGTGGTAGGGTTTTTAGGTGCGCTTCAGGCTTGGTCTTACCATCAATATGATGTACCTCGGCGGGACTAAACACCCCGTGATATTTCTTGCACACACAGCATCCAAGCTGTGTTATTAAATTCATCCATGCCTTCTCTTCCGTGTTGGGTGCTCTACCCTTCAACTTTATGCCCCGTAAACGCGGCGTTCTGCTCGCTCAGACGCTAGCTTTGACTGCCAAGCCTTGAACTCAACCTCAGCCGCCATCAGGTCAGCCTTGGCTGAAGCTAAAGCACCTTTTGCCATACCTTTTTCAAGGCGTGCGGTAAAAACGTTTTCATCTTCATCCGCAAATCTCTCTTGCCCTGCATTAGTCTTAGTCCCTCTAGCCTCTGCCTGAACCTTGCACTGAGCAATCAATTTTTTTTCTTCAGCTTCTGATCTTGCCACCTGAATCTCGGCTTTCTGTAGCTGAATACCTGCGACTCTAATCGCCTCTGCAAATCGTTCTATATCTTCCATTTGTTAATCCTTTGAATAGTTAATGTAATATCTTGGTCTGCCGCCTCTTCTGTCTTTGTATTGACAGGTTTCGTTATCAAACTCAAAGCCAACACGACCCTCATACATACCGTTTCTGTTTTTCAGTATTTCTAAGTAGGTGTCCCATTGCTTTGTGTACTTTTCGTCTGGCTCTTCACCTAGCATCTCTGCCTGCTCAATTGCCTCAGACTTTCTTTTGTTCTTCCACACAGAGATAAACCCATCAGCTAAATCTGTGATTGAGCCTGAGCCCTTAACATCATATTTATTTGGAGCGGAATACTCCGACTCGCCCTTTCGAACGTGAGTAACAATAAAAATTGTGACGGGAAACGAAAGCTTAAAGTTGACTAGCTTTTCAATGAATCTTTGCTGACCTTCATAATCATCCTGCCTAACCATATTTGTTAAGCTATCAACGATAAAAACATTAATGCCATAACGCCTGTACGCATACTCAAAGCACGCCATTAAATCTTCTGGTTTGGGGGTGAGCTTATCCACGAATAGCCATAAGTTCGGAGCCATCCATTCAAGAAGTTTTGACCTGTATGGCTTTGGAGGGTTAGCTGACCCTGCCGACTGACGTAACATTCGACCCATGGTAGCCTTGGGGGTCATCTCCATTGATGCAATTAAAACCTTCTGATCCTGCTCTACAGCATTGAGCGCCAACTGATTAAGCCACATAGATTTACCATGCCCATTGATACCTGCAACACCCCACAACTCCTGAGGTCTAAACCTAATATCCTCTTCATCTAGCTTTGCCCAACCGCTACCGAATCCCTGCTCGTCATTGGCACGGTTATCAAAAAAGTCATCTATGTCTGTTTCAAAATCAAGGACTGCTCGAAGGGTTTCAGGATCTTTCCATCTTGCCTCTTCATAAGCGCAATTGAGCATCCATTTAGCCTGCTCGTATCCTTCTTTCTTTAACAGATCATTAATATCTTTTGTTGGCAGAGTGACCCGATAGCATCGGTCACCAAACCTGTTCATGATTTCTTCTGCGGCTAGCTCACCCTGCTCATCCATATCAGTGGCAATTATTATTTCTTCGAATCGGGAAAGGTTTTCATATTCATGAGCAATCCACTTGGTTTGCTTAGCGCCCTTACCGCCTCCCATTGGCACACTTAAAGCTGGATAGCCCAACTCCGAACAAGCTATAGCATCCCACTCACCTTCGGTAATCCATACTTTGCGGCAATCTGCGGGCATTGTTTGCCAGCCAAAAAGTATAGGTTTTAGATCTTTTTGCGTGCTTGGGTTTCCATCGTGATCGACTGGCTTGGTTTTAAGAAATACCTCTTTGCCGCTGGGGTCGTAATAATTAAATACAACATCCTTACCTCCACGACCGTCTGTCTCATATATCTTGTGGCGGAAACATATCTCCCCTACATCTTTGAAGCCTCTCTGCTCCATATGTTTATGCAAGGCTTCTCCGCTTACTTGTGGTGGTGGCTTTGGTTTGGTGTAATTCTTTTTTTCCGCCGTTGCTATTTTTTTTGCGGGACTTCTATCCCTTATGGCGTATGTTTTTTTAGCCCAATCCATCGCTTCAGTGAGCGAGTAGCCATTACGATACTGTATAAGGTCGAGTAGATCCCCGCCCTCTCCAGTAGCAAAGTCCATCCACTTTCCTGATTGATCACCTGTAAGATAGATAGACATAGACCTACCCTTCTCACCCTGTATAGAGCCTACCTTGTAACAGCCTGACTCCATCTTTCCCTCTGGATATAACTCGTGGCACACCGATGCGGCGTGACTAGCGAGCTCACTACTTAAATCTTTAACATTCATTTAACTGCCCCCAATAAATCATCATGTCTTGATATGTTTTTAAAACACTGCAAGCCTTGCCAGTCAGGTTGACCTACTCTCTGCCAGCCTCTCGATATGGCAAACTCCACAACCTTGTTCATATCAAACTTTTCGTTTTGCATAACCTCGAAATCATGCGTTTGTCTTGTAATTGTTGCCTTAGCAACCTTTCTGTTACCGTTACCCTCAACCTTGTAATCCCACCACGCTTCCCATGCTTTTTTGGAAACACCCGTAGGACATTTGTTAAGGAGCGCTTCTTTCCAATGTTCTTCTGTAGTAATAGTTATTCTTTGTGGCGGATTATCCGTAGCCGGATTACCCGTAGACGGATTACCCGTAGACGGAAAATCAGCCTCGGTGGTTTTAGTAGTAGGCTTCACGGAATCTGGAAATACATTGCGCGTATCGGTAGCCAGCCAGTCATAACCACCGAACTGCCCCTTGCCATCTCTGCTTGCGTGCTTCTTTAGGTAGCCGCTAGACTCAAGACATTTTGTAATAGACTGCATCTTGGTTTTTCCTACAGCAAAGACAGTGCATAGCTGAGTCTGAGTTACCTGCCAGTCTTCAACGTGAGACAGTAAGTAAACCAACACGCCC